CCCCTAGAGAATTTTGCAAGCTCCCCTTTACTGTTTCTGATTCCAACATCAAACGATGACAAGGCAGCCATATCAATTTTGAAACCAAGGGACGCAAACATCTTTGCGATTTCCACTTACTTCTCCTGTTGTTTATTTCTCATTTCTTGCATGAAACTATTTACTTCGCAGAATTCAAGTAGGTCATATAATTCTGGAACAGTATACTTATAATAGATGTCATGCAAGGTTGCTATTGGTGGGTCACAACTTAAAATTGCAACAACAATTGGGTCAAGTGTACACTCTTTTGACAGACGATCTAATTCAGGATTTACCCTCTGTACTGACTCTTGCGTTATTCGCTTGAACCGATACCGAGGGTTGAAAAAACATCTTTAAAGTTAAACATGATTACTTCTTTAAGTAAGTGGTAAACTAAAGAGTAATTACAGACAAGCTCTTTGTCTAAGTCAATCTTAATGCTGCCTTTATATACGCCAGCTAAGAGTTCTTCAATGAGTGTTAGGATTTCATCTTCATCAACTTGGTTTAGGATAGAACCCACCATTTCACCAATGACTTCCAGTTGACTTGACTCGTCACTTAAACCTTTGATGGAGTCAAGGGCTGGACGAACTACTTTGGCTAATTTAACCTGTAGCTTCAAACCCTGCTTACCTTTAAACGGGTTGATAATATAGTCAACATCCCCAATATTACACTTCAATTGTTCAAACATTTTTACCTCACTAAGTTGTTTCAGAAAAGACTACAGAAGATATATCTGTAGCTAAGTTGGTGTTAAATGCCCACAATAAATCTTGTGGCTCACTTGATAGATTGTAACTTGGTGTGCTTACGAACCATGAAACGCCACTAAGAACAATATATCCATTACTAACTACTTCGATGTTAAACATACCACCGTTTGCAGCTATATAATTCCTCAATTCCCATAATTGGTTATTGCAGTTGGCAGTTGGAAGTATGACAACCTCTGTTTTGATGACATTATTGTGCATCTTTACAGGAACAGAGTAGATCGAACTAACCCCATCAACAACCTTGTATTCTTCTAGTGTGCCAACACTAATTGACATTACACCATCTAATGTGATTCCAGCAACGGTGATTGAGTTGTCACTGGCATTAAATACCTTTGTTTTTCGTTTTAGATAATCAACTAATGCCATTATACAAGACCACCCAATGCTGCGGCTGCATCACCGATAGATGTTGTCAATGCTGCCTCAAACTCACCTAAATCAACGCCAATGTTTCCCGCAATTGCAATAGCTGCCTGTACTGCCGCAATGATTGCAAGTAGCTTTGGTTCATCACCATTACCACCACGAGTGTAGCTACCTTCATTACACTTAATCACCCACTCAACATTAGTGACTTCACTACTGAATGTGCTGGAAGGTTCGCCTTCAAACCAACAATCTGTGGCAAAGAAGGATGTATTACCACTCTTATCATAAATAAGAATGGGCATTATGAATGGAATTCCGTAGCTCTTGAATAGCTTATACAAAAGGTGCAACCACTGATTACTTACGCTAGATTGCATTAGGCTGAACGTAACAGTGTAGGTTTGTAGCTTGTTTTGGATTGCCATTGTAGAACCATCCATGGCTCTTTTAAACGAGAATGTTTTTGCATCAGGGGATATTTGTAGAAATGTCCCCATTGCAAAGCCCGTCACATCAAACCCTAATACATTGGCTTTTACATCTGATGGGCTGTATGTATACATTACTGTTTCCAGATTCCGTCTACGTCAACATCTAAGGTGTTTAAGATGTCGACGGAGTTTGCATCAAGTAGACTGTTACCACCAACATATGATTGTAGATTGGTGCAGCTAATAACCCATTCACGGTTAGAAAGTGTTTGGTCATAATTGCGCTCAGGGAAGGTGCTGATGTACGCTTCCTGTGCAAAATCCAATGAACGTCCACTACCATCCTTAACTGTGATGGTGAATAAACCGGAGCTATTCTTCAACTGCTTATCACGGTTATAGATGGCTGTCAGAACATCATTAGATGGGCTAGATTGCAACAATGTTAAAGTGATCTTGCCGCTATCGTTTGCACTGTGTACACGAGTTGCAAAGTTATCAACAGAGGTTACATGAGTCCAACTGTCACCATCACGACTGATTTTGGCGAATGTACCTTCTGCACCACCAACAACCTGATGACTAAAACCTGTAGACTCTTGAGAGATAATGACAACAACTTCGCTTGGTGCGTATGAGGCTGTAGTTTGCATATTTATATCCTTTTATTAAGCGTAAACTACGCCTTCGATGTTGAGCATGGTCTGAATAGCACCAGCCAAACGCGCTTTAAACTTCACACCAGAAAGGTTACGAGAGTTTCGTTCGGCACTCGTTAATGCCAGTGCGTTTGGTACAGTGACGATTGGTTGTGGGGTGTTTGACAGGATGTTACGAGAGACAGCCTCAGAAAGCACAGTCATGACATCTGATTGAACCTTGCCAATACCAACATTATCAAAATTGATTTTTGCACTGTTTAGTAGAGTACCCCAAACACGCTCACGCATACGAGTGATAATCCATTGAACACCGAGCATCACGTCAATATACTCGCCAGAGGCAACTTTATTTTCACCAAACATAACTTGTTTATCACCATCAACAGTAGTATACCAACAAGCATTACAGGCTTTCAGGTTGTTTTCTTGTGTTGGGTTTAGGTTTTCTGGAGTGATACCAACAATAGGTTTGTTAATCCAAATAGTGCTACCAATGTCAACAGGTGCGAACCGTCCAAGCCAAGCTGCTTCTGGAACACCAGTACCGGATAGGCTGCTGTACATATAGAATGTGCGGGTGTAACTAAGAGCTTCCATTTGCAGGAATAAATGACCTGCTGTACCTGCAATAATCGCCGCTGCATTTGAAGAAGTGACATAGAACTTTTCAGTGGTTTCAACCAATGCTGCAATGGCAAGTTTATCAGCATCTAGTGTTGCATCAGTAACCAAGAACAAGAACTGATTATATGCAGCAATGGCTTTATTAACTGCTACAGTGTATGAATCAACAGCAATCTTTTTACCAACAACGACTTTCGCTGGTCGTGGGTTCTGCGAGAAAATGGCATTAACGGCTTTGTATGCGAAGTCACCAACAACAAAACCATCAGTTAGCATAGCTGATGCGCTTTCGTAGATTCGGTAATCTTCTGCAAAGCGGGTGTGTACGGACAATACAAGGATTGTATTAAGATCACGCACGGATGGGAAGTTTGTTTGGCGATCAACCGCCACTTGTACTACATTTTGAATAGCGGTCATTATTTATTCCTGACGTTACGCTGTGATTGTGCCTTGGATGTCATCAAAGGAGTTGATACCATTTAAAAGCTGTGCTTTAAAACCTAATTTGATATTACGGGATTGTCTTTGTTCTTCTATGACGAATGCTTCATATTTCCCTGTCAACCCGCCTAATTTTTCACCAATAGATAGTACATACAGAACCCTATTTACGAGTATTTGTTTATCTGCTGTGGTGTATGATATTTTAGGCATTGTGCAAAGTAAATCGAACAATTGATTTCGAAGGGTGATTGACAACCATTTTGTAAAAACCAAAGTGTCGATCCATTCTCCAGACATTGTTTTACCACTACCTGTGGCAACGTCAGAGTCGTATATGGTTGAGTAGTAGTTGGAAAGGCTTGGCCCAACTGTATTTGGTTTGACAACCTGAACCAATGGTTTATTTAACCAAAGAATTGAAGCTGGTTGTTGACTACCAAATCTACTAATCCAAGCCGCTTCTGGATATTGTTTTGTTGGAGTTGTTTCACTATCTAATGCAAGGTTGAATTGAAAGCCGCTATCATCTTGGATGTAGGTGCTATCGTATTCAGCTTTATGAATATAAATAACATTTGGATTATCAGTGAACAGGTTGGTTATGTCAACACTGCTGCTTGTTACATAAATGTAATCTGAATACTCAACAAAAGATGCTAGTGATTGTTTTGACTCATTATCAAAATCCTCCATTGCAATATACAGACAGTTGACCTTTTGAGCATCCATGACTTCTGTAATAGTCTCATTGTCATATATTGATCGGATGACAACTTCACTTATTCTTGGATTTTGCGCAAAAACAACCTTACAGAATTCATAAGCCTCTGTGGATTCATCCCAACCTGCGTCTATACATTCTTGAAGGTTTGTAACAGTGCTATCTCTATTTTGAGTGGTAGCTCTTGCAAGAAATAGTGCGCGGTACAGACCAAGTGTTGAAATAGCGGATGGGGATGAGCTATTTATAGTGATGTTAATCATCCAAAACTAAACTCCACATAATTGACGGTTAGGAACAATCCACTACCAACACCAACTGCACGCAACAACACGTCATTAGCCTTTATTTCTGGAGGTAGTGCAAACCATGCAGATGCGTAAGGGTTTGATCCAACATAGCTATCTTCTGGAACGAGTACAGACCAAGTAGCGCCATAATCTAGGCTATAATCAACACGAACACTGATTGCACTACTACTGTTAAACTGCACCCTTCCACGCTCAATATCCCACAAGTCTACATATCTACGGCTGTTAGAAAGCTCTGTTCCAGATGTACCAATGGTTAATGTTACGGGGGCAACAAGAAGGGTGATACTACTATATCCTGCCATATTACACCGCAACACTGTATGTGACGTTGTATCTCCATATTCCACCTGTAACGGCAGGAAGTACAATTGTCGTATTGGTGGCGGCAACAGCGCTTTTTAGTGGGCGAACTGTTTGCAACTGAAATCGGTCTGCTGCACCTAGCACACCCGCTGATGAAAAGATTGTACCCCAACCATTCATGTTTGTGCTAGTAACTGCTACTGGAGTTGCTGTCCCTGTTCTGGCTGTCGATGTAAATAACACCAACTCAATACTATCAATATAATGAAACGTACCAGC